TTTAGATATTTCTTTACAGTGTTCTTCTTTATACTTTAATAAAAGCATACTAATATTTAACTTAGCTAATTGCCCGTCATCTATTAAATCTTTGGTTGTAGTTACTTTATGTACTGGACCGAATAATCCTTCTAACACTAATTGGTGTGTTTGTGTTCCATCTAATGTACCTGTTGTTCCAATTCTATATTTAGCTTCCGTACATTTTTCCATTAAAGCAGTCATAGACTTAGCTTTAAATTGGTGTGCTTCATCGCCAATAACCATCCCAAAGTTCTGAAAGAATTCAGCTGGTCTTTTGTAGATTGATTGCCACGTGGATATAACTATTCTACCCATACGTTCACCTTTTACAGTACCACCATGGATTTTCATAGCATATTCATCTGTATGGAAATGCTCATCAGTAGAACTATAGTCTTCGAAGTCTGAATACATTTGTTCAACTAACGATACTGTAGGAACTACAATTAGTATTTTAAGACTAGAGTGTTGTTCTATATACCATCTCGCTGCAAGATATATTATAAGGGATTTACCAGATGCGGTTGGTGATAGTAATAAACTTCTTTCGTTCTTTAATGCATGTTCTAATGCATCTAATTGATAATCTCTTGGGGTAATAGGTATTTGATTGGATGTTAGTATTGGCGCAGTCCCAAAATCTAATGGTAGTTTTTCTGGCTCTACACTTCCATACTGTGCTGAATCATTGGTCAGGACTTCGTATTCGCGCTCTGCTGCAAATTGTTTAAGATACTTATACAAACCATTGTATAGAGTTTTTTTACGCGTATCAAACAGGCGTATTTTTCCATCCCAAAACTTATTACGATATGCAGGCATAAATTTATAACCAGGCACAAAGAAGCAGAAATGCTCTGATAATTCCATCTCGATCCCAGGATCAGTTTCTAAATGCAGGAACGATTCGTTCTTCTTGGTAATATTAATCTGGTCCATTATAAAAGTTCTTCTAATCTTCTCATGGTATTATTTATATCAGTACAAAGGTAATGGTTTATGTACCATTCAATAAACTGTCTTGCGTATACAGGGTTGTTCCATTCTTCTGGGTTGTGTATTAGCATATCTAATTGGGGTAATGTTTGTAATTTTTTAGTTGCCCAATGATATTCTGGCCAACCGTATGATATAACTGGAACTTCGTGCATTAAGCATTCTATTCCTGCTGTACTATTATCTACAATAGCACAAGTAGTATAAGGTAAAAAGTCATGAATGCTATTATACCCAATTCGCACATCTATTCCTCTTTGAATCCATCTATCTATTTGATCTTTTACTTTACCGCGTATTTTCATAGCTGGATGTAGTTTAACAATAATAGGTTCATTAAATAGATAATCCACGATCATGGTAAGTTTTTTCCAATGATCACCAAATCCAAATCCATTTACTGTTTCGTCGTGGGGCTGCTGGCCAATGATAAGGATATGTTGTTTAATCTTTTTAGCTGGTCGCCATTTAAGTAAAATGGAATCATCCCATTTATTCGGCTTGGTGTTTCTAAGATCTATAATACCTTGCCAATCCATTTGCTCTATATCATCATTTACCTTTGGCTCTTTATAGGCTAATTCTGATGTATTAGCATATCCCATTCGGTCTAATGTAAAATGTTTTGAAGTAGGCGCGGTAGGCTTTAATATAATAACATCATTACTAAACTTGTTATTATTTTCTAAATGATTATAGAAGTTAATATCTCCCTTAGTATTTGATTCAGTATGACCTAACTTATTCATGGCGCTACGAACTACATCGTAAAAACGATCCATGTTTTTAAATTTTTCTTGGTGTATTCTATATTCCACTAGTAAATTTACGCCACTCAATCATATTTTTTATTGTCTGATGTCTCCACTTAACGCTTTCTAATATTTCTTTTAAAGCAGCGACTAGTTCTTCTGTATAGATCATCTTAGATTGATGCTCTTGTATTACAGGATCTGCATCATAGTATTTATCCATATCAGATTTAAGTACCGTTAACCCATTAAGTGGATCGTAATCCCAACCAAGACGATCTAAATCTTCCTGATCTAATTTACCATTATAGTGATTGAACTTATCTCTTAATATAACCTTTAAATCAAGATCTAATTTTCTTAACTTAAGCTTATTTACTGTATATAGTTCTAGGTATTTTGAGTGTAGTTTTGCTGTTGCACGGGAAGATTCGTCAAGATTCATTTCATCAATCTCACTATCTTTCTTCCACATTTCCATTATTGTTTCTAAATTATTCATAGTATCTATTATACCACAGTTTACCGTAAAAGTAAACCCTTTATTAAACGAATTCGAATGAAGTATACTTAAGAACTAGATCTGCCTGTAAGTATTCTATGTCGGTTCCTTGAGCGTTGAATTCCACAGAACTTAATTGTACTGGGAATATGTCAAAGAATTTGATTTCTTTATTGATGTTATTATGTGAGCTATATATTAATAGCGTAGCGTCATTTTTATAGTTTTTATCAGCATCTTTCTTTTGTATTAAATTGTGCATCCAATCAAATGTTTCTATATAGTTTTCCATATTTTCTGTTATGTTAAACCTTATAGAAAGATCTTCGAATGACATACGATCACCAGACATAGCTATATTAACTCCTCGATAAGGCAAAGGTGTGTCGCCTGAAGTAATTCCTGGTAAGTTAACTGCCGTGCAGAAGTATTCCAGATTTGGAAACTCTGTGGTATCTATTTTAAATGCAAAGCCTACTGGGCTAAGAAAGTTTTTATTATCTGTTAATGCCATACTATTATTTATATGAATTAAAAAGTTAGTATACAAAAAAAGAGGTGCCGAAGCACCCCTTTTAAAGAATTAGAATTAACTAATGATTTACACCATTATGTCGTCAACTCTGAAGATTCTGAAGTATTGGTTAGATCTATCTGCACCGATAGTTCCGTCAATAGCTACGAAAGGATTAGCAATCATGCCGTACCTTGTTTTGAATCCCATTCTTGGCTGGAAGTCATTCTCACCAACTGCTTTAACCATAGTTAAAGGAACGTATGGACAATAGAATAGTCCTGCGTCGTATGGATTTGAACCTCTATAACCAACACATGCAAAGTCTACAGTCGCATATGGATCTATATAAACTTTCATTCTGCCATTTAAAACACCAGCAAATGTATTACCAGTATCGTCAACGTTTAAGTTTGCACTTAATGCAGGAGTGTAGTCTAAAAGACCAGCAGCTGCTAGAGCTGAAGCTACGTCTGAAGAACAAAGTACAAAGTTACCTTTGCCACGTCTTGTTTCTTTAGCAATTACGTTTGCTTCTCTTTCTAGTTGCATGATAAGACCTTTGAATCTCTCAACCATCCATCTACCGTCTGAGTCAGTGTTGACATCAAAGATACCGGATACGGCTGTTGAAGATTGTAAAGCACCGATTTTAGCAGTTTTAAGAACTGATCTAACTACTTCTCTGTTGATTTCCGCTAGGATTTCAGCTGATAAGATGTTAGCTAATTCGCCTTCTGCATCCAAACCGTGGATAGCTTTAAGATCTTGTGCTAGTTCCATTGTGTACTCAGCTTTTAAAGCTCTTGACTTAGCAGTTACAGTAGCTTTCTCGATTGTGAAAGCCATTTCACCGAATGAACCGTCGCCTGATTCACCAACGCCTAGTCTTTCCGCAGCTGAGGTAGCAATACCTGAACCGAAAGTTGAGACTACGTCAGCTGTATCTGCGATAGATCCATCTGTGTCTGCATCTACTACACCAGCTAGACCAGTTGGATCTGCTTGATGAGTACCAGTACCTGAGAAATCAGTATCAGCTTCATTAAAGAATGCTTCTGTTCCTGATTGTGTTGCGTACTTAGATTTCATTGCGAAGATAAGTCCTGTTGGACCAGTCATTGGCTGAACGCCAGCGATATCATAAGCGATGAGGTTAGGCATAGCTCTACGAACTAAAGAAATAAGAACAGGGTCGAAAGTACCAATATTGTTAGGAGCTGAGCCTGTGCCAATGTTATTAGCTGCTGCTGCTTCTGAAATAAAGTTACCTTGTACCTGGGCTTGTTCTTCACGTAATGCAATTTCTTGGTTTTCAAGAAGCCTTGCTGTGACAGCTTTTTTATATCTGTCTTGGATTTCTGGCGCGCCTGTATGTTCTAATACTGGGCTCCATTTTTCCATTAATTGTGAATCTGCGTTAAACATTTTTGTTTTTCCCCTTAAGATTATTTATTAAATTTTGTTATAGCCTGAGTGTATCTAGACATAGCTTCGCTTACTGGCTCAACTTCCGCTGAGTCTTCGCCTGCCATGCTGTTTACTTCATCAACTGATTCAGTTACTTCGCCTTTGAAAAATGATTGCTTGATAGTAGCAACTTTCTGTTCGAAAGTTTCTTTGTTATCAAACTCTACATCTTCCACTAACTTAGCAAATTTCTCAGCATCTGTTTCTGCAAGCCCTGAAGATGCTTCTCTTACTATAGAAACTTTCTCATGTGACTGATTAGCTTCGTGTAGTTTGATGTTATCTTCTGTGGTTTTGTTTAGAGATTCCTCTAGCTCAGCTACTTGGTCAGATAGTTCATCTAACAAGTTTTCTTTGCCTTCTGGAATTTCAATATAATGTTCTTTGAACACTGATTGTAAAGAAGTCATAAAGTCTTCAGCAATTTCAGTCCTAAGACCTGTACTTACTGCAACTTCGTTTTCTTTCATCCAATTTTCCACTACGTAGTTTAAGTATGAATCTACTTTCTCTACTAATGAATTTTGAATTTCAGAAACCTCTTCTTCTAGGTTTTGCACGTATTCTGCTTCTAAACGCTCTACTGATTCGGCTAATTTACTTGTTAGTACTGCCTCTACAATAGCGCTTGCTTTTTCACGGAATCCATCTGAAAGCGTAGCTTCCTCTTTGATGATTGTGTCTAGATCTTCGTCAAAATCAAGAGCTTCTACTTTCGCTTTAGCTTTTAATTCATTCTTCTTTGAAGGTGCAGATGCTATAGCTTTCGCTACTGAATCAACATCTTCTTCTTCGTCTAGATCTTTGTCATCAGAGATCGCTGCCATTTTCGCAAATAGTTTTTGTGCGTCTTCTTTTTTGACACCTTTAAGCATATCAACGGCTGCTTGAATAACACCAGCTTTAGTTTTAGGAGTTGCTATAGCCTTAGGAGCATCTTCTTCAAGATCATCCTCTTTTTTAGCTTTAGCTTCTTCTAATTCTACTTCTGCAGTTTCTTCAACAGCTTCCTCGCTCTCAACAACATCTTCGATTACTTGATTTTCATCGTTAAGTTGCTCTTCGCTAGAAGCTTGCTCGTCAATTGATACGTCTTCGGCGTTTTTTACGTCTTCTGACATGTCGTTATCCTCCTCGGATTATTTATTTACAAGTTTCGAGAGGAAATTCTTAAAGGCTCTGATCTCAACATCCGAAGAGTTGATATTCTTTGCTGTCTTTATTTCAGTCTCAATTAATTCAATGTCTTGCGCTACTAATATACCGTTATCCCATACCCATTCTTTACCTTCCATAATTCCGTTGACAAATGCCTCCGGAGCGGAAGGGTCTTGAACGATATCTACTGTTGATAACATAAAGTCACCATTCACGTAACTAGCACCATTCTTTTGCACAAGGCTTCCCATACCACGACTTGATACACCAAGCTTAACTCCACCTTCAAGTAGACCTTCGACGATCTGACCCATAGGTGTTTTCAATATTGATGCCTTTCCAATAACATTACTTCCGTCCCATTTGAGTTCGGTAATCTTATGTGAAACTTTATCCAGGTTGATAGTCGGTCCTTCTGGATGATTTAACTCACCAACCGCTCTACCAGTTGCCACCTGCTCTTTAACATATTTGTTAACAGCTGACTCTAGAATCTTTTTTTCATATACACGGCCATTTCGATTTTTCTTATCGGCCTGCATAAACACGCCTTCTATGACGTGGCTTTTATTACCTTTTTTATCTTCGGTAATGTAATTTGTTATATTACTATCTAAATACTCTGAAATTAATTTCATTGAGTTTCTCCGTAATTAGTCTTGCTCGACTGGTTCGATCTTACGATCAACCATACTAGTAGCAAGCTCTATTTTTTTGGCATCCAAAGCATCTTTTAGCTTTGTTGCCATAACAGTATCAAATGCTTTATTAGCATTTACATTGTCGCCTGTTCCCACTTTGTTTATAATATCTGCGATTTCCATTATTTATCCTGTGTTATTTATTTATACATTTAAAAGTCTTAAACTTAGCCAAATCTCGGATCATCCGGATCTGGCATATCTAGTTCGCCACCTTTCTCTTCGTCATCGATTTGTTTCTGCATAGTTTCTATATCATCATCGTTAAAGCGTAGAATATTCTTCTGAACCCACTCTTTAGATATAAACGTACCCATAAACTCATCTAGTGAACTTAACATTTCAAACCTTTGTTGGTACATTTCAGCTTCTTTTAATTCACTGAAGTAGTTATCCTCTATATAATCAAACGCTATAGATTCTTTCCATTGCGCCCAATCATCTTTGGTTATAATTCCCTTTAATAACAATTGTGTTTTTAACAACTGCATAAAAAGGTCTGAAAATCTTTTTCTTAGTCGATCGATAAACTTCTTAAACTTAACCTCATCTCTGGTGATCTCGGAAGATCTACCTAATGAGAATTGAGCTTCTTGTTCTAATCGATTCATAGGTACGTTAAGTGATTTATATAATTTCTTTTGGAAATATACTATATCATCTATTTGACCTAAATTCTCGCCGCCTGGTAGCGTGGTGATTTCTGTTCCTCTTCCACCTTCTCTACGTGGTAAGAAGAAATCTTCAAGCATACTCATATGCTTTTTATCGTCTTTAATATCACCAGTCTTTGCATCATATACCAATTTGTTTCTATATTGATTCATAATACCTTTTAGGTATTCTTCAGCTTTACCCTTAGGTAAGTTACCAACATCAATATAAAATATCCTACGTTCTGGGGCACGTGATATTCTGTATATGACCAACGAATCTTCCATCATTCTTAACTGATTGACTGGTTTAATAGCCTTATGTAAGTATGATAAAATTCTTTTCCTAGAACTATCTAACATTCCAGAAGTCGCATATGCTATAGCGTCTGGTTGTATTTTAAGTCCTTGATTATATTTCCCCATTGCATTATCTTGGAAAATAAAAAATTCTTTCTGGGATTTAATAAGTTTAGCTCCTGTTTTAGGATCTTCCTCTTCTTCAATCTCTTTTACTTTTCTTAGTTTAGTTGGATCAATATACCTAAGCTCTTTAATACCAAGCTTAAGGTTATCGTCAACTATAATGTGGTATGGTAATCTACCATCAACATACCAACGTTTGAATATATCATGAGCATAACTATTAAAGTTAAGCATTTCTAATATATTATCAAACTCTCCTTTGATTAATTTCTTAATCTTATCTGATGTATCAACTTTATCCAAAACGATATCTACTGGAGCTTCGTTATGATCTCCAACAATTGATTCATTAATAATATCTTCAATAGCCGCATCAGCCTCTGGTTGGGATGCTACGTCTCGATACTTCATAATAAGCTCAACTTCGTTCTTAGCTTTGTCGCCATCAATATCTAAATATGCACCAAAATGTCCGCCACTGGTAATAACACCTGCGCCGTCTTCATCTGTATTTGGTACAAAGGAAACTTTAGGAACTTCTTTGTCCTTTCCTTTTCTATTTATTTCGAATCCGAAAAATTCTGCCATACTATATCTCTCTATATAATTAGAGAGGGAGGTTAATCCCTCTCGTCTTATATATTTATAACCCTAAATTAGGTAGTGGTTCCAGTTGATTCCCAATATTGTACTTGCAGTTCAACAGTAAACTCTTGAATTGTGTCTGCACTTTCATAGGAAACGTCAATAGCTCCGATGTTAGATGGCCAAAGCCCTCTAAAGTCGTAAGTTTTAGTAGTATTACCTTCTTTATCAAGTTGCTCAATAATAGCATCTGCTTGATAATCAGTAGGATTACTTAAACCAGTATTTCCGTTATGACTGTTAATACCGTTGCTCCATTGCTCGAAAGCATTTCGCACTTCAAAACCAGTATCATTAATAATTGTTATAGTCCAAGGTTCAAAAGTTCTATCTCCAGCTAACTGAAGTTGTCTTCCTCTGAATGGTACCATAACTGGTCCTACTATTGATGACGGGAATTGAGCTGTTTTACACATAAATGATGTAAGTTCTACATCACCATTTGCATAGCCAGGGAAGTTCATTGTAACCTTAAATAGGTTAGAACGAGCACCACCGCCTACTAGTTTCGATTTAAAATCGTCTACGCCTAATATTGCCATGATTTATTCTCCCTTATGAGCCGGCGATTTCTGAGAAATCGACGCCTGTTCTTGTTGCTATGAAGTTTAGTGTAATGAAGTTAATAGATCTTGCTGGCTTGATAAAAATATCTGCCACGAATCTGTTACCATCAATAACCGCTCCGGTGTTATTCGTAGTGTCACATATTACTGAAAAGTCTGTAACCCCACGTCTACCTTTGACGTCTCTCAAGAACGGCTCTACCATATTACGGAAGTTAGCTCTTGTGAACTCGTCGTTAAATTCAAATAATTGTGCCTTAGCTGCTGTAGAAATTGCTTTCTCTAATGCTATGAACAATCTTCGAACGTTAATCCTATCGAATGCAGAAGGTTTGCTAAGTAGAGTTTTATCTCCAAATAACATCATACCTTGTCCTGGGAAGGAAACGATTGGGTTTACTCTTCCTTTGTACAATGTATCTCTATCTGCTTTTTTAGGATTGTATGCTAGTTTAGTTACGCCAAATAACTGACCACGGTTAACACCAGCTGGTGAGAACCAAGCATCTGCTACTTGATCTGTATTAGCACATAAACCTGCTACGTGTCCTGCTGCCCCGATCCATCTATATACGTCGTTATATTTGTCGTATACGTATAGAGCTGAACTATCGCAAGATGCGTATGATGAAGAAGTTAGTCCGTTTGCAAAAGCCATTACGTCTGTTGCTGGAGCTGAACTTCCTACTGTGTCCTCTATCGGTGGAGATACAAAAGCCATACAATCTTTTCTTGCTGTTGCAATTGAAATAAGATCTTCTGCTATTGTCTCTGCTCCGTTAGCATCTGGACATGCAAACAATAAGTTAACATCAACTGTTTCAGCGTCTTCGAATAGGTCGTAACCTAATAGAATTTCGCCTGCTGTTGGTGCGTTATCGTCTGATCCACCGGCCAATGAAGCTTCCATTGCGCCTGTGTGTGTTGTAAAACTGTTTCCTGCTACACTTGAAATAAGTGAGCCTGCTTCAGCTAAGTTAGTGTTGTGATCTGTCCACCAAATATACTTAGAGTTATTATTAATAACCTCTTTGTAATAGTTAGTAGTTCCATCACTCTTCTTAGCATCTGAACCTTGGGAAACGTATGCGAAAGTTTCTAACACAGTACCTGCGGTACCTGTTAATAAACCATCTTCATCAATAACTGCTACGTGTAATTCGTCGTTTGCGCCCGATTTACCAATTGAAATTGCATAATCCGATGTTCCTGGTGCTGAGTCAAATGACCCTGCATATGTCCAACCTGAAAAGCTAGAAATACCTTGCGATATTACTGATACTTTCAGACTGTTTCCTAGAACGCCTGGATATTTAGCAACCCAATCACCCTTTGAAAGGGATCCGTTAGCGTAGTTATTATCATAATCATCTTTATTCTTAATCAGTTGTCCGGAACCATCACCAGTAGCATTGTCATGCCCTGATAATACCCTAACAACCTTCAGCGCGTTGCCATACTTTAAGAATGCCGCGGCTGTAAGAAAATATTTAGCTGTACTGTCGTCTGGTGTACCAAAATGCCCAGCGAGTTCTGATTCAGAACCTACTGTTACAATTTCGTCA